TGGTTTGACTTCCCTCAACGACCTGCAAAATCTTGCCGTGCTGAACCGGAGGAGCACCAAACTCAACCCACTGCTGAGAAGAACCATCATCATAATAAATATAGGCGCGACCATCATCAGAGTCATACCAAATATCCCCAGCAGCCGCCCCAGTAGGAGCAGAAGAAGAAATAATCCCGCCCTTATTGCTTTCCCACGCAGAACCAGACCAGAAACGAATGTTATTCGTATCAGTCTCGTAAATAACCTGACCCTCAAAAGGGTTCGCAGGGCGTGTTGAGCTGGTGCAGACACCTGGTTTAATACCAAGACGCCCTAATGCAGCGTCAATAGCCATTAGACTTCCTTCACCCAGCCTACAGCAGTAACATTAACTCCAGTACGATCAGCGATACCATTAATAGTTTCAGCAGCAGTGGCAACCAAAGCGGTATCAAAAACAACAGTATCATTAGCAGCAATAGGGAGCTGATAGAAAATAGCGTTACTTGCTGTACCGGTAGATCCGAGAGCAATAGTTACCCAAGCATCTACACCATTAGTATTAGTAATCATAAATTGCTTAACAACCCAGACCCGGCTTGCAGCAACAGTGCCTAAAGTTGTATCAGTAGTACCAACAGCAGTTGGTCCAATAAGTCTAGTTTCAGTCCTATCTCCAGCAGCCATTACGGTCCAATCTCCATTAACAGTATAGCAGTATCTGTACTACTATTAGTAATCGTATAAGTGGAAGAACCTCCTCCTCCACCACCGCCAGAAATTTCAATCCAAGACGAATCATAATAAATTAGAGTCGTACCCACATCGGTTTTATACCAAATATCCCCAACCACCGGAGAAGAAGGAGCAGTATCTGATGTAGTGATTCTTCTGCTTTGATCATTAAAATTATTGGTGGCGAGACGACCTATCATGCTGAGTATTCAACCCCTGTCAAAACCATAGTCAAGTTAGCATCTTGCGGATCATAGTAAATTGAATCACTTGCATTAAGAACATAAACCATGTTTGAGTAAATTGTATCATTTGCAGGAACAACAACGCTGCTCATTATTTTGTTAGCAACACCAGCACTGTCTCCGCTAGGAACTAGGTTAATACTGACGGTTTTAGCAGTGTTTGTAGTATTACAAATACTAATTGTCTTAATAATAGAGTAGCTGCCCACAGCGGAGGGAGCGGTGTAGACTGTGCTAGCCGTATCGTTCCCTGTATACAGTCTCTTAGGTGTTAAAGCCATTTATTAAACCCCCATCCACGATAAAATATGATTATCGTAAGTTGTCGTATTCATATCCTGAACCGCCGTAGCATCCAAAACATGATTAACAGTAGCACCAGAAGTATGTGCGCTCGCTGGCGGACCATCATACCCTCTGGCTGACACTGTAAAAGTATTTGTAGATCTTGAAGTACACAAAATCTTTTCTTCGTTTGCAGAACCTCTACTGATAACTATTACAAAAGGATTACCAGAAGCCCCAGTTGGAAAAGTGGAACCATCAACAACAGAAATCGTTGTATCGGTATTAGATATGCCAGAAGAAAGTGTCGTTTCGACTACAGCTCCAGCAAGTTCCCTGCGCTCCACTTTTACCTCCTATTAGTTGATGCTAATATCAAGATCACCAGTAGCAATACGAAGAGTGTCACCAGCGTCAAGAGTCTTATTAGCAGTCAAAGTACCATGCACCAAAAGATTACCGGCGCTGCTGGCATCATAAATAGCAATACCAACAACAGTACAAGCAGGCATACCAGTAAAGTCAAGATTTGAACTATTCTGGGTAGCGCCGCTAGCAGCAGCATCAAAGGTAGCCGACTGGCGAGCATACGACCCACCAGTCACCTCGGTACCGGCAGAACCGGTGTCATCCTCAGCAACAGTCATAAGAGCAACATACACATTGGACGGTGCCGTGTATGAAGTAGTTGCTAAAAAGTGATCAAGAAGCTTGTTCTCAAGATAATCGCTTAAGTTACCAGCCATTAGTTATTCTCCTTATAATACTCTTCAAGTTCCAATTGATCAGGAAGCCTGAAGTTATCAAGTGTGAGTAAGAAGTCTGCTTCTTCCTCATCAATCTCATAAATTCTATTTTCTCTTGTAAAGCGGATGCCTTGCTTAGTTACATAGGCAGCACCACTATCAAAATATACGAACTTTTTACCAGAAGAAGCCTTAGCGATAGGAGCCTTCTTTACAGGAGACTTCTGTGCCTTAGGTGCCTCTTCAACAGGACGCTCATGCTCTGTTCCATCTTGAACAAGACCATCACCGTCGCCATCAACAGCATCTTCTTTAAACTCTGCCTTTTTAGGAGCCGCCTTCTTAGCAGCAGCCTTTTTAGCCGGAGCCTTTTTTGCCGCAGCCTTCTTGGGGGCGACATCATCTGATGTTACTACATTGTCATTCATACTACTAAATATTATCATAAGTTTAGTTATAACAACAGAAGAGCCGGGGATTTCTCCCCGGCCCAACTGTTAGGAATGTAACTACAACAGCCCTAAGATCACGCGCTACGAAGCTTGACGTTCTTAGCGATGACATACGAGTCAGCGTTCTCGATATTGCAAGCGAGACGCATGTACTGCGTGTACTCAATGGTGTCGGTCTTCGGCTGGAACTGACGGTACACCGTGATGTCACGATGTAGACCAACAACACGGTTGTTCGGGAAGGTGAGTTCCACGTAACCGTGCGAACCAGCAGCACCGGAGTAGTCGCCAGTGACAGTCTCAGGCATGAGCGGTACCTCAACGAGTGGGATACCGAACGGAGCGAGACCAGTCGAACCAGCACCACCGTTGGCACGCATTGCCCCCTGAAGGAAGGCAAGGTCGCCAGTGGTTGAGCCGGGGCTTGGAGCACCAGCAGAAGCCTCAGTGGCGGAGTTGGGGTTGCCAAGCGAGTAGATGGCATCCTGAACAACACCTGGACCGGTGAAGAACCTTAGTTCGTTACGACGCTGTAGGTACTTGTTGGGAAGGTTACGAAGAACACGATCAAAAACCGAACGTGAAACATTGTCACCAGCCTCGTCAACAGTGGTACCTGAAGCGAGGGCAAGCTTGACGAAACCGTCAAGAGCCTTGAGAAGCCCGTTGGACGACGAGGTGTTGCCGTTGATGAGAAGATCATCAAGATCGTTAGCGGTCTGGCGAGCCATGACCTGAGCGATGTGATCCTCAAGCGAGGCACCCTCGATGTTGTCCTCTAGGGACTCAGTTGAGATCTCCCAGTCAAGACGAAGCTTGACACTGGAGAGCGAAACCTTCGAGAAGGTTACGGCGGCGTTAGAGCCGTCATTGGTTGCCTCAGTAGCCTTTTGCATGAGGCGAGTACCAACCGAAAGCTTGTCAATATCCATGCTGGACGCACGCATACGGACAACTCGGCTGTTTTGCATTAGAACGGACTGATCGACCACAAAATCTAGGAAACGATTAGCCTGCTCAGCGTTAAGAAGACCGCCAGAAGCATTACCTACAACCGAGGTAGTGACTTCATTAGCCTTCGATAGAATTTCTTCTTGAGTTGCCATGTTATATATTCCTCCTAATCACGACTCATAGCCCAGAGCCTTGACTAGCTCTTGTGGCAGATAAATGTTGCTCCAGAAGGACTTGGGGGCCGACTTAACAAGTTCGTCCTCGCCATCCTCATCGTCGTCTGGATCGACGCTCTTCTTGACTGCACCGGCAGCGGCAAAAGCCTCAACCTTCTCAGTCTGCTCAGCGAGCGAAGCCTCGGCAGCAGCAAGCTTCTGCTCTAGTTCCTCACGCTGGGCATCTGCGCTCTTAGTCACTTCCTCGATCTTCGAATCAACCGAAGCCTCAACCTCTTCCTTTAGAGAAGCGGCGAACTCGGTCATCTTCTGATCGAATACAGAGTTAAGAGCATCCTTTAGAATTTCAATATCCATTTGATCCTCCATTTGATCTTTATCCGCTTCAACCTCAGATTCAGTTGAAGCTGCTTCAATATCGACAGACTTTTCTACGACTGCCTCATCCTCAACTGTGAGCCAGTTGACGAATCTCTTTAACAAAGAAAGTTTAACATCGGCAGACGTATCCATCTGAGATACCTTAGCATAATTTTCATCAATCTGCAAAGTCTTCTCTATGTCTTCCAAGGTTTGACCCTCTTCATTAAGAACTTGTTCCAATAGTTTATCCATATCGGTGAACTCCTTAATCATATCATCATTACAAGTCCCGCAACCGCATGAACATGCAATTTCTTTTTCAAAGTCGATCTCGTCAAACTTCCTAGTACAGTTGTCTAGTTGACGGACCTTTGATCTTGCCCAGACCCAACCAGGAGTTCCACCCCAAAGGTTCCAAGCAATCCTGCCATTAGAAGGATAGCCTTTATCACCCGGATCTGCACCTGTAGCCCTAAGGTCAACAGCATGTCTTGGGAAATAACGAGCAACCTTTCTAACGAATTCTGGAGAGACAGAGCCTCCTCTTGCAAGCCTACGGGCGGACCCTAGACCTACACTCGTCCCTCCACGACCATGCTCTCTTCTTTGATCAAGCCCAACTTGGGCCATTCTCTGCACCGACTTAGGAATAGTCAGATTAATATCAGCACAGTCAATCTTAAGAATGTAATCAAGTTCATCTGTAGAGGAGTCACGCTTTACAATATCAATAACAGCCTCAGCGTTGCCGGGGTTGTCTACAAGACTCAACTCACCAAGTTCATACTTTTTGATTACACTTACCGGACGGCCTCTAAACATCTTTTCAGTATCAATAGACTTCTCAAGAATCTTGCCGCCCACAGAAAAAGAACGAAGAGTGCCATCAAGAACTTTTTCCCAAGTATCTTGAGCACCCTTAGAAATATATGCTTCTACTTTAATGGCATTATAACTTTCACCATCAGAACCAGTGATCTTTACCGGCTCATACTTGATAGCTTTACCGACAGCAATCGGTGCGTGCATCTCACGAATATTTCCAGTCC